ACTGAAAAAATTAAAGAAGAAGCATTAGCACACGCAAATCAAGATACGCCGAGGGAGAGTGTCGGACTTGTTCATATTGTTAAAGGTCGAGAAAGATATTTTCCTTGTACGAATTTAGCGGAAACCCCTGACGAGCATTTTGTTTTAGACCCTGAAGATTATATCAAGGCTGAAGCTAAAGGACAAATAGTTGCCGTAATTCACTCGCATCCAGTAACGAACCATCACCCTAGTCCTGCTGACTTGGTGGCGTGTGAGAAATCTGGGCTACCTTGGTACGTTGTCAATCCTCAAACGGAATTGTGGGGTTACTGTGAACCGTCGGGGTATAAACTTCCTTATGTTGGGAGACCTTTCTTTCATGGGGTAATTGACTGCTATTCTCTGGTGAAAGATTTTTATAAAAGAGAATATAATATTGAATTGAATGATTATCACAGAAGAGATCAATGGTGGTACAAAGGCGAAAATATGTACCTTGATAATTTTAAGAAGGAGGGTTTCTATGAGATTACTTTTGATGAATTAAAAAAGGGGGATTGTTTTCTTATGAAGCTAGAGGCCGAAGTTCCTAATCATTCGGCGGTTTACCTAGGTGAAAATATTGTTCTTCATCACGTGCAAGGGAGATTATCTTCCAGAGATGTCTATGGCGGCTATTATCAGAAAGTGACCGAGGTTTGTTTAAGGCATGAAAGTCGTTAAAGTTCATGGAGCATTAAAAGAACGATTAGGTGAAGGAACCTTCCATTTCAATGTGGATACACCTGCTCAAGCTATAAAGGCATTATGTGTAAATTTTGAAGGATTAGAAAAATGGATTATAGACAGTGAGCAAGATGGTATCGGGTATAAAGTTCTTATAGGCAAAGAAGAAGTAACAAGGGATAGCTTAGAGATGTTGGAATTACCTTGGAGTGAAAAAGATGTTTTTAGTATTACGCCTGTTTTGACTGGAGCTGGTCGTGGAACTTGGAATTTCCTTCTAGGTGCTGCTTTGATTTTTACAGGGGGCCTGATGGCGGCTGGAACTTTTGGATCATGGGCAGCCGGCGCTAAGATCGGAACTTTTGGCGGTAGCGCTATGGCTGTCTCGAGTGTTGTTAAAACGGCTGGTGTGATGTTGGCGTTAGGTGGAATTTCGGAAATGTTGACCCCATTACCTCAAATGCCCAGAGATCCTTCTAGAAATGAAAGTTTTGGTTTTGGTGGCGTTATCAATACAACTGGGCAGGGAACACCTGTCCCGATTGCATATGGTCGGCTTTTTATTGGGAGTGCTCCAATCTCGGTTGGCCTTGATGTTGATCAGGTAGAAGTATGACTGTAATACGTGGTGCAGGTAGTGGTAGTAAAGGGGGCGGAGGTCATACCCCAACAGAGGCTGATGATTCGCTTCAGTCGGTTCAATATGCAAATGTGCTTGATCTTCTCTGTGAGGGGCCGATTGAGGGCTTAGATAATCAGAATTATCCATTAAACAGTATTTATTTAGACGGTACGCCAATTCAAAACTCTTCTGGAGGAGATAGATTTGAACCAGGTTCTTATAGTGTCGCTCATAATAGAAGAGGTACTCAAGATCAACCTTGGATTTCGAGGACGCAAGGCGTTTCAGTAGAGAAGGGCCCCGATGTTTTGCTGCCAGTAGTTGTAACTAAAACAAATCCACCCGCCACTGCTACGCAGTCAATAGGCGACGCTACCAATAGTAAAGGCATTGATAAGGTACGAGTAACTATTCAGATTCCTAGCCTTCAAGTCCTTACAGACAAGGGTGATATCGTAGCTAATAAGGTTAAATTAAAAATACATTTAACACAAAATGGTGGTTCCGAAGTAGAGAAATTAGAGGATGAAATTAAAGGTAAATCTAGTAGTGCTTATAGAAAAGATTATATAATAAAACTTCCAGTTCATAACGGCAATAGTGGGGGTTCTAGTAATTGGCCTTTGAGTTTAAGAGTTGAGAGAGTCAGTGATGACTCTACCTCCTCTAAAAATATGTGTTCTATTGTTTGGCAAAGCTATACATTAATAAGTGAAGAGAAATTAAATTATCCAAATACAGCCTTAATGTATCTTCGTTTTGATGCGTCTTCCTTCAGTTCCATCCCACAGCGAAAATATTTAATCAGAGGGTTAAAAGTTAATATTCCTCACAACGGTTCTGTTGATACAAACACACATATTGGGAGAATTACATATTCGGGGTTATTTAATGGAACGGTTAACAATCTTCAATGGACAAACGACCCCGCCTGGTGCTTGTGGGATTTACTCACTAATACAAGGTACGGGGCTGGTCTTCCTGCAAGCAGTTTGGACGCTTTTGACTTCTATGAAATCTCAAAATATTGTAATGAGTTAGTTGATGATGGCAAGGGTGGGGAAGAGCCTAGGTTCAGTTGTAATCTATTAATTAATTCTAAAGCAGAAGTCTTCAAGGTTATAGCAGCATTAACAGGTATTTTCAGGGGTATGGCTTATTACGCTGCTGGAACACTAGTTACTTTACAAGAGAAGCCTCAAGATTCCCAGTATGTTTTAGGGCCGTCCAATGTTATTAATGGCGACTTTAACTATTCTGGAACGTCCCAAAAGGCTAGGCATACAGTATTCTCTGTGGCTTATCAGGATTACGACGGATTAGGTGAGCCTAAAATTCAATATGTAGAGGATGCTGCTGCTATTGCAAAATATGGGATCATCCCTAAAGATGTTCAAGCTCTCGGTTGTTATAGTCAAGGACAGGCTCGAAGAGCTGGGAAATTTTTATTACTGAGTGAGCAAAATCTTACAGACACAGTTACTTTTTCAGTGGGGATTGACAGCGGAATAATTCTCAGGCCAGGAATGGTCATAGATATTGCTGACCCTGTGAAGACAGGGCGGAGGCGTTTTGGCCTGATATCTTCAGCCACGACAACATCAATAACTGTTGATAGTGAGACTGATTTGAACACTGTTGACATGAGTAAGTCGCCAACAATTTCCGTGGTGTTGCCTACAGGCTTAAGTGAGACAAAACCAATTCAAGATATAGAAGCCGTATATGAAAGGCAAATAGATATAGAGGGGAGCTTTAGTGAAGCACCAGATGCGGGGACAGCTTGGCTGATTCAGGCAACAGATGAACAATCTCAAACTTTTAGAGTCGTCGCTGTCTCTGAGGCGGAAAATGGTAAATATAGTGTTGTTGCTCTTCAGTACAATTCTACTATTTATGACGCAGTAGAGACTGACGCGAAAATTGAACAGCGCGATATTTCAAATATCAATGATCCGCCTGGTGATGCAACTGGACTAACTGGAAGTCAATATTTATATGAAGCTGGTCAAGTTCTTGTAGGGTTCATGCTCTCTTGGACTGCTCCCACAACAGGAGGGCCGCCGAGTTCATATAATGTTAGCTATAGATTCGCAGGTGATGGTGTTACTTTTGACAACTGGGTAACTGTTAATACTGCTAGTCCCTCTATTGACATTAAGGACTTAGGAGCAGGTGTTTTACAAACAAAGGTCCAATGCGTTAATTATTTAGGGAAGATTAGCGGGGGTGCTAGTGAATCTTTCACGCTAGAGGGTAAGTCGGCACGACCTGGGGATGTTCAAAATCTTACTTTTGAATCTATTAATACTAATTCAGGAAGACTTAGATGGGATCAATCTGTTGATTTGGATGTAAAAGTAGGAGGCAAAATATTCATCAGGCATTCATCTTTGACAGATGGAAGTGGAACCTGGAGTAATTCGACTGACTTAATTGATGCAAAAGCAGGAAACGCAACAGAAGCAGTTGTACCAAAGGTTTCAGGAGAAATACTTGTCAAATTTGAGGATTCAACAGGAAATCAAAGCTTAAATGAAGCAAGTGTAATTATTACGTTAGCTGAAAAGAATCAGACCTTAATTGTTAAAAACCAGAGAGAAGACCAGATCAGTCCAACTCCTTTCAGTGGGTCAAAAACTAATACGGTTTACGATGCATCGGTTGATGCGTTAGAGCTTACTGTCTCAGGCGGGAATGTAAGTGCAACAGGTTCCTATACGTTTGCTTCTGTACTTGATTTAGAACACACTTATGCGCTTGACCTTTCTCGCTATTTCGTTACCAGAGGAAACTTTGAAAATGATTTAATAGATAATTGGCCCGATGTTAATTCGAGAGAAGATTGGGATGGTGGCATTATTGATAGTGTTAATGCTGCTTTGAAAATTAGAACAACAACGGATGATCCAAGTAGTTCCCCAACTTGGGGTAGTTGGATGCCTTGCGCGAATGGGACGTTTAGTGGTAGAGGATTTCAGTTTAAAACTGACCTAACAAGTACCTCTACGGACCAAAATATTCTTGTAGATCAGTTAGGTTATTTAGCTTCTCTAGATCAGCGAACAGAACAAAGCAACGCACTTGTTGCTAGTGGAACGTCGGGCAGTGGTAAATCTTTAACCTTTGATAATGCCTTCTTTACAGGGACGTCTTCTTTATTAGGAGCAAATACACGTTTACCTAGTATTGGTATTGTTGCTCAAAATATGGCTAGTGGAGATTATTACAACGTAACGGCTGTATCCTCTACAGGCTTCACTGTGATCTTCAAGAACTCCTCTAATGCCGTTGTTGATAGAAGTTTTTATTGGACTGCGGTAGGCTACGGAAAAAGAGCTTAAACTATAGGCAAAAAGAAAAATGAGCCCAACTCAAGATTACACAATCATTAATGCTTCAGGCCAAGTTGTAAGAGAAGATATTCAACACGCGCTGCGATGTTTAAATTCTGCGAATAGTGGGGGCGTTGCACCTACTGAGCAGTTGACTGAAGGTTCTGGGTACATGAATACGAATGACCATATTTTTTATAGATACAATCAGAGTTCAGCTTGGGTTGGGTTAAGAAAAGACGATGGCACTGTTTTACTTCCTGCTGGATCTGCTGCCAGCCCAAGTGTTCGGCCATCTAACGACGCCAATACAGGTTTATATAGTCCAGGGGCAGATCAAATAGGTATTAGTTGTGAAGGAACGCTACGTCTAAGCATTTCAACTACTGCTGTAACAACAACTGAACCGATTGGGCTACCAGACGCAAGTGCTAGTCTTCCTGCTCTTGTTTTCTCCGACGATACAGACACAGGAATCTACTCAGCAGGGGCGAATCAATTAAATATTGCAACGGGTGGAGCTAGAAGACTTTCTCTAAGCGATACCTCTTTCAGCCTTGTCCCGAACTTAACCTTAGAGAGTCAAGCTGAGCTTAGATTTAATGAGGCATCTGGAAATGAATATATCGCTCTTAAGGCTCCTTCTTCTATCGGCTCAAATATCACTTTGACTCTCCCAGCAGTCCATGGAAATACAGGGCAGGCTATGGTCACAGACGGGTCGGGAACGCTCTCATGGGCCAATGCTGGAGCAGCAAAAGGCGGAGGAACGGACGCTATTTTCTATGAGAACGGTCAGGCGGTGACTGCGGACTACACGATAAGCAACAATCAAAATGCTGGCAGTTTTGGACCTATTGTTATTAATTCAGGTGTAACAGTTACCATCGGAACTGGTGAAACTTGGACTGTAGTTTGAAGTTATGAGCATAAAATCTGATTATCGTTTACCCTATGGATACGCAGCGCAAGCAGCTCTCAAGTTATGAGCCAGATAAAAGTCGATAGTATTGTGCCTAGGGGCGGTTTACCTTCTGGAGCTAATGGCGGTATTATTCAAATTGTTTCAACTACAAAAACGGATGTTTTTTCTACTGCAAGTTTAACTTTAGTCGATATAACAGGATTAAGCGTTACTATCACGCCAGCAAGTTCTTCAAGTAAGATCTTGTTATTTTCAAGCCTTGACTATAGCAATAATGGCGGTCAAACTTGCAGAATTTGCTTTTTTAGGGGTTCAACGAATATCTTTGGTGATGATGTCAGTAATAGATTAAGAGGGTTTCAAATGTCGAGGTGGGGGTATAGTTCACTCGGCGATTCGAGGGCCGTTCACATTTTAGATAGTCCAAATACAACAAGCGCCATTACTTATCAAGCGAAGATGGCAGTGCAGGCGTCCACTGGTTATCTCAATAGATCAGGTAGCGATGATGATAATACTACTTTTGGATATAGGGCTGCTTCTTCAATAACCGTAATGGAGGTAACGACATGACTTTAGATCACGAAGCAATAAGGAAAGCTTATCCGAATGCTGTCACTATTAACGATGGAACCGGAGCCTTTGACTCAAGTGGGAATAAAATTACTCTTGTTCAGTCAGAGATAGATGCAGCCAGGACAGAATTGAATACTGCGTATGCTGCTTTAAAATATCAACGAGATAGAGCAGACGAATATCCTTCCGTCGTTGATCAGCTTGACGATATCTACCATAATGGTATCGATGGTTGGAAGGCCACCATTAAAACCACTAAAGATAAATACCCTAAAAACTAATCATGGGAAGTATTCGCCTACCACATTCATCTGGAAATAGCATGAGTCTCGCTGCCCCGGCAACGAATCCGGCTTCTAATTTAGAACTAAAGTTACCTGCAACTATTGGTACGGCTGGGGAAGTAATTCAAAATAGTACAACGGCTGGAACCTTGGAAATGGGCTCTCCATTTAGACCAGCGTTCAGTGCTTATTGCAGTTCAAACTACACTATTGCGACTGATCAGGATGTAAAAGCTCAGTTTCAATCAGAACATTTTGATACAGATAACGCTTACGATGCTGTAAATGATAAGTTTGTTGTCCCTGCAAACATGGGGGGTGCTTATCAACTAAATGCTGGAGTAGGAGTCGATGACCTTGACGGAGGTCAGCGTGTCAAGATTCTGATTAAGGTAAATGACGCAGCAATAGTAGGAGGTTATGAGCAATTAGCTTATTCGTCAGGAGCCGATCTAATAACTTCAGTTAATATAAGTAATGTTATTGAGCTTAGTGCTGCAGATGAAGTGAAAATTATTGTTCGTCATAATGGTGGAACCGACGCTACTGGTGTACACCCGTATCATTATTTTTCAATGTTTAGGCTCGGAGGTGTAGCAACATGAGCACCTTAAAAGTCGGGACAATCCAGAATACAAGTGGAGGAAACTCATCTACTCCTGCTCAAATAGAACAAGGTCGGGCGAAAGCTTGGATAAATTTCAATGGGACAGGGACAATTGCTATTAGAAATTCACACAATGTTTCTTCCATAACTGATAACGGGGTAGGTGATTACACAATCAGTTTCTCTAACGCAATGCCGAATGTTAATTATTGTGCGACAGGAACTTGTACTCATCTAATGGGAAGCGTCCCAAGATTTAGGATTCTTTCCGGGTATGTATGGGCTACGGGCAGTATTAGAGTTATAACTGGTTATACAGATACAACTGGAGCCGATCATGAAGTTGTAGGTGTTACTGTCTTTGGAGACTAGATTAAATGGCTAATTCCGATAAGCGCATTATTTACACAGACGACAACGGCAATGTCTGTGTTGTTGTTCCGTCTGACAACTGTGGTTTAACAGTCGAGCAAATTCAGGCAAAAGATGTTCCTAGTGGGAAGGATTCCTATATTGTAGACAAATCGGTTGTTCCTTCTGATAGAAGTTTTAGGAATGCCTGGACCTACACGCCTTAACTAAAATCATGGGATTCGGAACTGACATAGCAAAAGCCAAAGAAATTCATAAAGAAAATATCAGACAAGCAAGAACACCTAAACTTGCCGAGTTAGATATTGAATTTCAAAAGGCACAGGAGACAGGTGCAAGTACCACAGACATTGTTGCGAAGAAACAGGCCCTAAGGGATGCACCTGCTGATTCTGCTATTGCAAGTGCTTCTGATACAAATGCTTTAAAAAGTCAATGGAATACAGCTATTCTAGGGACAAGTCCTTATAGTTAAAAAATGGCTATAAATCCAGGCACATGGAACCCAAAAGTGCAACGTCGTGCTGATTGGGACTTCGATCTTGTTTTTAAAGATTCAAGTGATGCTGCTATCAATCTTACTGGTTATACAGTCGCCAGTCAGGTCTGGGATAAGCCGCGCACTTCCAAGTTTGCAGACATGACTGTTGCTTATACCAATAGAGCAGCAGGAACTGTGAAAATCTCTTTATCTAAAGCACAAACTACACTTCTACCCGACACTGCTTATTACGATATAAAATTGACTAATGGAGCAGGTCTGGAGGAGTATTATTTGGAAGGAAAAATGACAGTTTCAGAGGGGTACACAGACTAATGACATCTGTAAATATTACTGAGACAAATAACAAAGTTACTGTTAATCAAGGTGATACAACAGTTGTCACGGTTTCCACCCAAGGCCCGCAGGGCGCAATAGGCCCTACTGGACCTAGTGGTGGCATTGATGTTAGTGATTCGGGTAAAGTAGATAAAAGCGTTATTTATTACGATTCGTCGTCTGGTCAATACAAGGCTGACGCAACTTGGACTACTACAACCTTAGTTTTTGGAGGTTCCTTTTAAATCATGGCTAACACAATTCGGATCAAGAAAAGAGCTGCTAGTAGTGCCGCAGGTGCGCCCTCTACTTTGGCGCCTTCAGAGTTAGCCTTTAATGAAAATACAGGTGACTTAAAACTTTATTACGGCTATGGAGATAATGGATCAGGGGAAGCAAGTTCAATAATTACCGTTGGCGGCTCTGGTGCGTTCTTTAATAAGACCGACACAAGGACAGCTAATACTATTCTTAGTGGACCGACTACAGGAAGCGCAGCAGCTCCAACATTTAGAGCATTAGTTGTTGCTGATATCCCAACGTTAACAGCGTCAAAGGTTAGTGATTTTGATACGCAGGTAAGAACAAGCAGATTAGATCAAATGGCAGCAGCCACATCTGTTATTTCAGGCGTGACCCCAGTCTCCGATTCTAATTTTGCGACAAAAGGATACGTTGACAGCACTAGTGAAGGATTGGACGTCAAACAATCCGTAAAAGTTGCGAGTACAGCGAATCTCACACTTGCAAATACACAAACGGTAGACGGCGTTTCTTTAGCCGCTAATGATCGAGTGCTCGTTAAAGATCAGAGCACAGCCAGTCAAAATGGATTGTACAAGGTTGTAGATGGTGGAAGTTGGACGAGAACCGATGATATGGCTGCTGGTAGCTCAGCCGCTGGAGCCTTTACCTTTGTTGAGCAAGGTTCAACATACGCAGATGTAGGTTTTGTTTGTTCAACCAATAAAGGAAGTGATACTGTTGCGTCTGATTCATTAGCTTTCACTCAGTTCTCAGGCCAGTCATCAGTGACGGCGGGAAATGGGCTCGACAAATCGGGTAATGAGTTAAGCCTCGACCTTAAGGCAAATGGTGGCTTGGTTATTGAATCGACAGAAGCATGTGTTGATTTATCTGCTAGTTCAATCACTGGAACGCTTGCAGTTGGAGATGGTGGAACAGGAGCAACTTCGGCGAGTGCTGCCAGAAGTGCCCTCGGACTCGCCATCGGTACAAACGTCCAAGCCTTTGACTCTGATCTTGATACACTCTCAGGTTGTCAATCTGGGGCAGCAGCAGCTTTAGCTTTGTTGACTTCGACAGAGGTAGGAATATTAGACGGGGCCACAGTTACAACAACTGAATTAAACCTTTTAGACGGTGTAACAGCCTCAACGACAGAATTAAATTATGTAGATGGGGTAACGTCAGCGATCCAGACTCAGTTAGACGCAAAGCAAGCATCAGATGCTGATCTAACTTCATTATCTAGTTGCCAATCAGGTGGGGCTGCTGCTTTAGCTGCTCTGACTTCAACAGAGATCGAAATTCTCGATGGCGCAACCGTAACGACCAGCGAGTTGAACACCTGTTGCGATGGTGGAACTTCTGCTACTTCAACAACCTTGGCGGCTGCTGATCGTGTAGTAACAAATGATGCGGGAACTATGAAGCAGGTTGCGCTATCTGATCTGGTTACATTCCTAATGAATGGAACAGCCTCAAGCTTAGTACTCGATGGAGGTACGTATTAGTGGCCAACACGATAAAACTTAAGAGAGGAACAAGCACCCCATCAACAAGCAATATTTCTGACGGTGAGGTTGCGATAGATACCTCGGCTAAGAAACTTTATATCAATGATTCTGGAACGGTTAGAGAAATTGGTGGTGGTATAAGTAATCTTGTTGAAGACACGACTCCTCAACTAGGCGGAAATCTAGATATGCAGTCGAATAACATTAGTGGTACTGGTACTATCACAGCTACAAGTGTTGCTAATAACGCTAACGGGATGAGAAAAATTACAGCTTCAACATCAGCCCCCTCTGGTGGTTCAGATGGTGATGTCTGGATTAAATATACATCTTAAAGGAGGTAGCACATGGCAACACATTACGTAGATTGGACAGGCGCTGCGGGTAATGGTGATGGCACTAGTTTTGCTAATAGATCCAATAAAATACAAACACTATCTCTTAGTGCAGGTGATGAAATTAGAATTAAGAAATCACCTGATCCAACTTCTTTAGGTACGGGCAGAGTAAAACGAACACAACCTGGTGCTTACTATTATGGTAGATCTAGTTCAACAGGTCCTACATATAGCACGACAGAAGGTGAAACATATTTCAGCCAAAGTAGTAGTAATTGGCGAGGTTGGGAAACAGGTGATGTTGTTCATTTTTATAAGATGCCAACAAGTACACCTTCGGGTAAAAATATAAACGGAATACGTACTGTTACATGCACTGATAACTGGGATACTACAAATGGAAAAGTAAAGATAGATGGCTTTACTTCTAATAATACAGATGCTTATAGTAGCGGTACTTTTTATTGGCAGAGTTGCACTGCTAATAGTGTTGTTTTAAGTACAGCTAATATTACTAAATCTATTGCATGTAGAGATCCTGATAGGTCAGCTTGGACAGCTTCTAGTAATGTAACTTGTGGATTGCAACAGAGTAGTGGAGATTGGAATCAGCCAGTTAATTGGCAGATGGCAGTCCCTAGCGATGAAATACAAATAACATCAAGTGCTTCAACTGGGAAAGCCGCTTATTATGAATTACCTAGTACCTTAGATCTTTCTGGGTATCAACAAATATCAATGTTGATACGTTGCTACAGTAATTCTGATGCGGATGCTGATCATTCTATACGTCTTTGTACAGATACAGCAGGTGATACTTCAGTTCATACAATACCTATTAATATGAACTATGCCAGTACTGGTTATTGGTATCCATTAGTTGTAGATTTAGGTACTAATTTAAATGCTGCTATTAAATCAATTGCTATATATGTAGATACAGCTAGTCAAGCTAAGTCATATTATATACAAAACATAGTTGCATGTAAGGCGTCTTCCGCAGCAGATAGTTTAACTCATAAAAGTTTACTTGGATTAAATACTACTGCTGACCCTGTTTGGTATCCAGTTGGTTGGATTCAAGATAATATTGTTGTCTTAAGAACTTGGAATGGTAATCAAGGAATGTATGGTTACTATCATGGGAGCAGTGCTTTTTGGTCAGCTTCTAATAATAGTGCGACAATTTATAAAAGAGAAATAATAGATGTAGTTGGGACAAGTAACGGCTCTAGTTGGACTTTTGATTCTGGCCCTACTGGCAGTGGTAACTCCTCTAACCGTTATTCATTCTCTGGTGGTTGGAACTCAACAGATATGTCCTCACAAGATGGTTTAACTTTCCTTAGAGGCAATGGAGCAGGACGTGGATGGAAATGTGATTATAAAAATTATCTCGATGTATCTAAAATCCATATGACTGGGTTTTATCATGGGTTTTATACTAATGATTCTGACCACATGAAAATGTGGGATGTTGGTGTCTCAGATTGTAGAGATTATGGTTTCCATATTAGTAGCCAAGCTGGTGTATTAAAATTAGGTATAGATTATGCTTTTGGAGTTAGAAACTACCCAAATCTTCGTTTAGCAAATTCAGAGCAAGCTTCTAGTATTAATAAAGCTGATTTTTATGTGAAATGGGTAGGATCTAATTTTAAAGATCATAATTCATACCACTACCATTCTAGTTTCAAATGGAGTAGTTTTACTGCCTTCGGTACTCAAGGTCAATCTGGATTTAATTTATATAATTCTAATGTAGAAGTAGATAATTTATATGTTGATTATGCTGTTGGCTCTTATTGTATTAATATTGGGAACAGTTCTAGTTTAACAGTAAATACTTTATTAAAAGGAAAGAATTGGAGTAGCTCTGGTATTTTTGTATCTGGGGGTGATTTATTTGTTGAAGATATAGATATGACATACGATCAAAATGATACAGCTAATCCTAATAGCATAGGACGTATTCATGGTCGTGGGCTTGGTGGGCCTCAACTACTTCAATCGTCTTTAAATACAACATCTACTATTTTGGGAGGAACCATTAAAGGTAAGGTCTCTCAATATGGTGGTTTAGTTAAAATGAAAGACGTAGTTCAAACTTGGACTACAGATTCTAGTTGGTCGAGCTCTTATTCTGGTGGTAAAATTCTTTCAGTAAATTATGATGGTGTAAGTGGAGCTTATAGAAACGAATTACAAGCAGGACTACTGAATCCAGAAACAACTATTAGGCATACGGCTAGTGGATATGCTTGGAAAATGGATGTTACTGATACTGATCAAACAATGGAACTTGAGCTAGGTAAAATTGTAGTCAACGCTAGCTCCTTAGTTACAGTAGGTCTTTGGGTTTATAGCACTAATACTAGTTATATTACTGGTAAATTAATTATCAAAAACGCACCTGAAATGGGTATAGCGTCAGATGTTACAACTGATACTTCAGGCGTCTCGGTTAATACTTGGACAAAAATAACTGCAACATGTACCCCTACTGCAGCCGGTGTATTAACAGTCAAGGTAACTTGTGATAGTACTTCGAGTGGTAATTATTTATATATAGATGATTTAGAGGTATCGCAAGCATAATGGCTAATACTATTTATGTAAATGTTAGCGGTACTTGGAAGGAAGCTGATAACTATTATGTAAATGTAGGCGGCACTTGGAAAACAGGGTCTGAATTTCAAATTAATGTTTCTAATACTTGGAAAGGTGGTACTGCTACTGGCGTAGGATTGCCAACTACTGCTCAAGTTTTATCCTTAGATTACCTAGAATGGTCGTTACCTAGTATAGGTAGCATTGATGCTAAAGCTGGTATAGATAGTGTATCTTTAGATTACCTAGAATGGTCATTACCTTCTGCTGGTAAAACGTATTCAACCTAATTAGGAACTATGGATTATACAACCGAAGAAGTTGCAGGTATTTTCGCAGCTGCAAACGATAGTAAATTATCAATTAATGCATTAGCATATTTAGATAACCTTGATAATCAAGAGAAAGAAGTAATAAAAGAACATGTAGATCTTATTGAAAACATAAAAGGTTTTAAAAAAGAAGATGGAACAACATCAATTTTTACTACACAAGATTTCACTGAGATTGATGCTGCTGTAACTCTTGGGAAGTCCAAACTTTAATTATGCTCCAATCCTATGAAGAGTAATGATGCCCGTGTAACTTTTGCCCCTTTAAGTAGTTTTGATCATCTTTATTTAAAAAAAATAGCGGCTGCTAAAGGGGTGACTTTATCGGCCTTGACTGCCTACGCAGTTAACCAATGGTTGATAGAACATGGCAAAAAACATTTAAGCTATTACGGTAAATTTAAATCTTCTTTTGATACTGCTGTAACTATTGAAAATCCCAAATTTTAATTATGCTCCAAGTTATTGACAAAAGAATTGCTGGTTACAAACAGGAACTTGCCAAGGCTCAAGAGAGGTTAGCTAGTTCTCAAGCTGCGAGCAATCAAGCAACGCAACAGATCATAGCTCTTCAAGGTGCTATTCAAGCCTTAGAAGAAGCCCATGCAGAGATGGCATCTGCTGAATGTGAAATGCCCCAACCAGGTACAGTGGACTTAGGCTAGCGGCTAAAGCGAAGACCATGATTATAATTGGACTAAGTGCTTTAATAAAAGCATCTCTCCAGATATGATCCATGTTTCAAAAAATCGTTAATGCTGTGGCTATCTTAAGCCTTGTGCTTAGTGGTGGGCTAGCTGGTAGTGCGTATTTTGGTTACAAATATGTAACATCTGAGCAATTTAAAAACAAGATCAAGAACTCCTTAATGGGTGGAGTTACTAAAGCATTGCCTTCTGTAGTAGGAGAACAGATGCCTAAAATTACTAGTCCTGGAATACCTTTTAAATGAATCCACTCAATTGGATTGGTTCGTTATTCGTTTACAGATCACCCGATCCTTTAGATGGGTATCGTACATTCTTGCGGTTTAAAACCAATAGGGAACTACAGAAGATTGCTGGGACGACTGGACATTACAGCAAAACTATTCTGATCAATATGATTATTGATGGGCATAGATAGTATTGGGATAGCCCCTATTAATACACCTA